GGAGAAATATCTGAGTACTGGTGTTTAAACCAGAAACTCTCTAGTTCTCTCAATAATTTGGCTACTTTCTTGTCAAGGAGTTCTCTCAAGACCTCCTTTGTTACCTCTTCGATTTTCTCGATTGGGTACTCTTTCCATGGATGTTCGTCGTCACCCCACTTAATTGTGGGCGCGCCGGCTCCTATCAACGGATTGGACAATAAAGCAACAACACTAGCCCTTATCTTTGTTGGATAAGGATTAACTAGTGCTTCCCGGGTCACAACAGAGCATAGGTCTTCATCTATTAATTTAGTGAAGAAGCCGCGCTGGTACATTACCTTGATCATTTGAGTAACTAATAAATAATTAGAACTCGCTGATTTAATAATGTCTGGGGGGATTGGTGAAATCTCTTCTCCTTTGTAAAACAGCCTTTTGGCTATTTCGCATGAGGGAGACTCATTATTCCCTATAGGGACTATAGATTTGTCTAAGGATATTGGAACATCCAAAGCAGATAATAGTTCTCTATATTTCCCAGCCACCTTTGGGTGGTTAATCACGATATCGTCTCCTATTAGCATATAATCTTGGAAGTGTTTAATTCCTTCCAGATATGCGCTAAACTGTACTAGAGCGTGGTGAGTTATTGCAAAAGCTGGCCAAGAGGAGTAAAATCCCATTGGTTGACCCACTGCATAACGAACCTTTAAGTTGTCATTGACATAAAAGTCTCTGTCAACCATAAGTTTCTTCCACGCACTTGACAAGTCCTCTCCGTAATAGGCAGAAAGTACCTGTACGATTAACTCGCACGGGAAACGATCTGTCGCATTACTTAGGTCATAACAGTAAGACGGTCTGCCCTTTCTTGTAATAGAAAGCGCCTTATCCCCAATTTTATCATGGGAGTAAGTACCGTCTGAAGGTATGGCCCTTAATCCCTTCATGAGTGAATCATGAACTGGTTTAAGGAGTTCTTGTGTAAAGTAGTCACCTATAGCAATAACTCTGGTCTTTAGACCACCTTCCGGAAGGAAGGCAATCCTAGAATGTTTATATTTACCTCGAGATGACATAATTTTCTCATCAAGAGATAATTTAATAATTCTAGAGTACCCTTCGATGCTCTTAGTTAATGAGGAAGTAATAACTTTACTCATTTCTTTGACATTGTTAAGTACTTCTGGATCAGAAGTTAAAGCGTAGGCGTCTTTTAGTATAGTCGTCATCGACGGTCCGTTAGGACCGGATGATCCTCGGAGCAATATCTTTGATTCTTCCATCTTTGGCACAGGGTTTCTCTCTTTAAACAGAGGGAGAAACTCAAGCCACTTACTCTGCAGAGCCCTCCAGGTATCGTTTGGACCTCCACCTTTCACTATACTTTCAACGGTATAGTCAGGTCGGTCGTGAAATAATCTATATTGACATAATAATGTCAGTACGGACTGTTTCTCACCAGATGTTCCTTCAAGGAACTTTCTGTAAGGAATTAAATCCTTTGGAAAGCCCTTTTTGTTACACTTGGTAAACGGTATTGGAGTGATATGTTGATCCATCGCATAGCGATGTGCAACAACATAAAGCTGTTTAAGATATTTCCCTGTCCATACTTTTCCTTTGTCTTTTAACAAAGAATTGGTTTTGGACTCGTAAATGTTTATTAAATGTGCAGCCTCTTTCATATTCAGATGTGATGAGACAAGTCCTCGTAAGAGGTCCTTGGATCTTCCTTTGAATAGAACTGTAGGT